CAATATTCAAGCTAAAGCTAGAAGAGGCGTGATTACTGTATAAATGCAGTAGTTACCTAATCTTCTAGCTTTTTTTAGTGTTCGTATATGATCGCTAAAATACGCATTTGTTCGCCTAAAATTTCACCATGATTTCACCACCGTTTCACCACGAGACACTTTTTAAAAAACACCGAAAAAAGTGCTTAAATACGGTACTTTACAATAAAAAAGACCGGCAATAATGCCGGCCTAATTATGCCATAATATCGATCGAATCGAGTATCTGTTTTTCTTGCTCCTTCATAGCATCTGTGACGTGTGTATAAATGGAGAGGGTAGTCTTAGGTTCGTTATGACCGACACGAGCCATAATCGTCTTAAGGGGCGTTTGTTTCTCGGCTAATAATGAGATATGAGTATGACGGAATGTGTGAGTCGTTACAGTCTTGTTAAATGGTATGGATTTTAGCAACTTATTTAAATAATGTGAATCATAAGGTACGCCGCCATCCGTAACGAAGATATAATTATCGTCGTTCTTATAATGCTGCATGATTTGCTTACGGCTATGATTAAGCTGTATAAACGTCGATAAGATATGTCGAGCACGTTTATTTAATTGCACTATACGGGCCGAGTATTCGTTCTTAGGAGGTAGACGTAGGCCCTTGTCACTTAACGTCGCATTTACGTCAATATATTCGTTTTTAGCGTTATAATCTTTGACGCGTAATGCTCGCAACTCACCGATACGTAATCCGGTTAATGCCTGGAATTCGAATAGGAGGGCGACACGTTGATTCTTCTTAGCAAGAGCCGTTAAGAAAGTCTTTAATTCGTCTTTCGTAAGGAACTTCTCACGAGCCTTAGTCATCTCTTCGGTAGTACGAGGAGGGCGCTTTAATATAACATCTTCTAGATATGATATATCGTTAATGTAGCCCATACGTTTACCATACTTTAACACTTGCTTAAACACGGAATAAACACGCTTAACATAGTTGAAGCTTTTCTCCAACAGACATTTATTTAACATTCTTTGAATATAGATAGCTTTTAAATTAACAACTAAGATATCGCCATCAATCCATCTTAAAAGTGCTTTAGCATGGTTTTCGATATTCTGCTGGGTAGTCACTTTACGTAAACCTTTATCGATGGTTACATACTCATCGGTAAGATCTTTAATCGTAAGAGTTTTATTACTAACACTATTCGTTAGGATCTCGTTAATTCTATCGTTAAGAATACGTTGCATCTCTTTTTGAACTGCTTTAGTATTTTTAGTCGATGTAGCACTAACTCGTTTATTCTTGCCAGTTAGTGGATCCTTATAGTTCTCTCCATAACGATAGGAGATAGTACCGTTTTTTTGCTTACGTTCATCAATATACATATTTTATAACACTCCTATCGGCGTTTAAATGATGAGAGCATATTTAAGAGGGCCGTTAGCTGTTCCTCGGTCATATAACTCAAGATAATATTAATATCGTCGATTAACTCCTCACGTTCTCGGTTATCGATAACGATCGTACAAGCATCTTTAACGGTATCGAAGTCGGTATGTAGTACATAGGCTAATGCTTCGATAAGATCGTCAGATACTGTCTTAACGTAGCCATTCTCGAGCATAGTGTAGGTAGTGCGTTTATAAGAAGCCTTCTTAAGATCGAGAGGCGTGATACCTTTCCCGCTGTCTAACAATTTCTTTCGCAAATAGTCTTGTACACCGTCAGCCAATGCTTGATGGCTTAACTTGTTCTGTTTTCTTAGATTCTCTAGTTTAATTAATTTTGGCATATTAATAATCCTCCTAACTATAGTATAATTCAGATATAAATTAAAGTCAATGACATGTATTGACTGTTCGCATATGTTCGTGTATGATTATTATAGATGAATTGTAAATCAGTGTTAGTGTATTGTAGGTGCACCATGACACAACAATATGCGAGTGTAACTAACTTAGCTAAAATCTTCGCTATTGGTAGGACGAAGACGACTGAGTTAGTACATCAAATGGAAACGGATCCAGATTTTAAAGACAACGTTATCTCTTTTAGTCATAGAAAGAAAAACGTCAATATCGAGGCTTTCCGAGAGTTTCTCATAACAAAGGTTAGCCGTCAATGGGTTAAATAACTCTTAGCTATGCAAAACTGATATAGCTATTAATTGATAACTCCATGACAAAGATGAGTAATATCCTATTGAAATCGCAATTAAGCGGTTAGAAGTTTTTAGTCAAATATAAAAGGATTAACATTATGACATTACAACAACGAATTCAAGCAAAAACAACATTGTACACTATTCTTAATAGAGAATATGTTAGAGGCCAAGGACATGTATGGACTGTTAGAAATAATGAGACCGGCGCCGTTAGCAAAAAGAATACTCACGAGCTTACAGGCGGCACCGATACAGCGGCTAACGGTTACAAAAACAAAACTAATCGTCACGTTAAATCGACCGCTAAGTCCTTATCTCACGGCATGTCAAATACTAATTTCTATCGACAATGGAAACAAATGAAGAACCGCTGTAATAATCCTTCTCAACCACAATATGAAAAGTATCATGCTAAAGGCTACGATCCTAGATGGGACGTATTTGAGAACTTCATGAATGATATGTACGATACCTATGAAGAAGGCCTTACAATCGACCGTATTGATGGTGAGAAAGGTTACTTCCCCGATAACTGTCGATGGGCCGATAGAAATACTCAACAACGCAACATGAAGAGTAACGTAATAATCAACTGGTTTGGTTCTGAGATGACTTTAGTTGAGTTGGTCGAAAAACACGGCTTAACTAATTATAGTATGTGCAACCAGGACCTACGCCGTTATCAAGGTATGGGCTTTAGCTTAGACATGGCGGCTGTTATGATGGTCTTAGGATTTGCATCTGGTATAAGATTACTTAAAGGGAGTCCGAAGGCTAAAACTGTTAAGGCTGGTAAGGAACTATATGGCGATGTGTATGGCACATTAAGCGATCCTTTGAATGCAGACAATCTAGTAACAATGTGCAGAACGTCGGATATGGCCGACATGGAAGCGCTATAACAATAAGAATTATCCTCTACCCGGGAGACTGGGTAGGGGGTATTTTTTTTGCCTTAAAATAAGCCTTCACTGCTTAAATGTATAAATATATATCGATCGCCTATACGAGATGAAAATACAGCTTAGGATAAATCATACCTGGGTTAGATCAAAACTTCCGTATAGGGCCTTTAAATGAATTCTACGGCTATTCCTGCATCGGATATATTCCTTAATTTGTAGTGCGGAAGTAAGCGCGGGCCGAGGTCGTCAGACCGAGTCCTTAGTACTCTCTGTTAGGCTGGGTATGAAATATTAATTAAAGCCTCTCTAAGACCAGTTATTATGTCTCTGGAGTATTTTATCTTAAACACAGTAGACGACCCTTAGAGCGTGAATAACGAAGTTTTATGACTATTGTAGCGATGCAGATATATGTGTAATGGCGGCTTATTGTCTTTAGCATAATGACTTAATTCATTTAAATCGCCTCTAAGAGAAGTTTTAGCTGTTGAGGATAGGATTATACCTAGTCCATATTAAAACGCTGTCAGAGGGGCTATAATTGATAAATTTGGCTATTGTTGGCTAAGACATATATCTGACTTTAATGACTTTAAAACGTTGGAGTTGAAGAGATGTTTCAATGCTGTTAATGAGGGCACATATGACAAGAGTTTGAGAGGGGCCGCTATTTAGAGCTAGGTATGTTTCTTTACATAGAACATTTGTTTGATATATATGATCATAAAGCGGCCGTTTGTCCATATAACGTATCATGTCATGGCCGCCCTTAACGATATACAAGCTACTGGGGCTTTTATTCTGATGCAGCATAGGACGCCTGGCCTTTGACGATATGCTACCGAAACAGAAATGGTCGTCTTTTGTCCATCTAATGTATATTCTCCATTATTATCAGCCTTGACAATAGATAATATCCTATGACAACAACTAATCAAGCTTCAGTAGTAGTCTTTGGCCATAGAATATTCTACAAGAGTTGATTTCAATTAAATAGAAGGGCTACAACCTGTCAAGGCTGATAAGGAACAATAGATGATATTCCACAACCTAATACCGTTAAGAGCGCCGGCGATCTCTTCTCAATCATATACCTCTCATTAATAGCCTCTTAAGACATTTATATAACCTTAATCAAAAGAAATTACTTAAACACATCTCTTCAGCCAGCTACATCTTCAACAATATACGTTCTTTACATCAACTTTATTTTTAACTCCTAACAGCCGCCCATAATACGATATTTATAGCTTTAAATAACATCTTCCCATAATTTCCCCCGATGCTCCTAATATAGTTAGTATAAACAGTATATATATTTCATGTAGCAAGCTATATTAATACCTAAAAGTCATGACAATAAATATTAGATATCTAAATACTTTTTTTGTGTAAAAACCTAAAACACATATATATACCAGCAGCCATTGCTTTTAATATGCCAAAATTATATACACAACATCATCACAAGGGGCGTTCTCTGGTAGGTAATATTATATTGACAGTGGAAATATTCCGTTATTTAAACTCATGCAGCATAGTATTAACCATAGTTTAAATATCAATATGGAGTAGAGGTCGCTACGCTCCCCGTAATGAAACTACCTCGCTCACTACGTTCGCATCGTCAGTTTCATTCTTATTCAACAAGAGTATTTTTTACTGCTAGAAATTTTTTTGACAAATAACGTTAACTTTATTTTTCCGTGAGTAATATATGAATGTAAAGGAACAGCACTTCCGAATAATCGATTCGTTCGCTACGCTCACTTCATGATTATTCTCCAGTGATCGTCACTTCAAGCGACAGAAATGCCTATGGACATTTTCCATCAGTTAAGTAAAATTTATTATGTTGTCGACTTGTATATGACGATTATATTTAGTATAATGTACATGAACATTAAAACTGAACGTACTGAGTGTAAAATGATTATTCTCCAAAAAGATACTCTTCCTATTATCCTATTCCTATATAGAGATACCACTTTTTATAGATAGCGATTTTCAAAAAAGTCTCTGTTTATAATAGAAAATTAAAAATTAGCACTTAAAATTCTTCCCGCATACTGGGAGAAATTAAATCTCCACTCCCAGATACTGGGAGAAAATTTTAACTAGAAAGGACATCTAAATAATGGCAAAAACAGTAGTAGTTAAGCAAAGAGATCGCTTTATAGCTGATCGAAAAAGATTTTTCACAGCTGACTGCAACTACATAAAAATTTCTAAAAAAGACATCTTAAAAAAGTTTGGCTTAATGAGTTTAGCAACTCGTAGAATGAACAATTCAAAATATACAGAATACTTAATGTACTTAGCACAATTTCTCAATGAAGAAAATAAACTTGTAGCTATGGATTGCAGTAAAAAATATAAGTTACAAAAAGAAGATATTATTGAACGCTTAATAGAAGGCTTTAATATTTCTGAAAAAACAGTTGAAAACTTTCTGTCGGCCGCTAAAAAAGAAAATCTTTTAATTCGTGAAAAATGTGACCGTTTAACAGAATATGTATATATTATGAATCCGATAGCGTTTAATCAAGGCTATACTAACTTACACGTTGAATTATTAGAATATTTTAGTGAAGATATTAAAAAATTCATTTCTCCATATCAATACGATATTTGCTTAAAAATATTTTGTGTAGATTATAACAAATATAAAAACATTGATTGCTTATCTATGGTTGATACTACACGATATAACGTTGAAAAGATCATAAACGGTGAAATGTTTAAAATAGAAGGCGCATTTAAAGAAACTAAATTGATGTCCTGGAACAAGGCTAAGGAATTATTTGAACGCCGAGGCATTACCGAAGTAATTGGTTTACCATTAAACACAAGATTCAACTGTATATTCCATCAAGATGAAAATGAATTAGCTGTCGTTATTTCTAATAATAAAAAAGAACGTTATTTCTGCAAGCTTGATAATTGTGTTTGCGGAACAGAATATAAAGGTCTTGATATCTTTGATATGATTGCTAAATTAATGGGCATCGAAAACGAAGATGATAAATTCAACTTAGCGATGGAATATTTAGCTAACTTATATAATGTTCAAATTGAAAAAACAGCAGCCAGCATTTTCAATGAAGCTCCATCTGAAAGCGATCCTAAACTTGCTTCTCTTAAAGAAAATGACAACATTATTGAATTATATAACGAAGGTAAGCCATTGGAATCGATTGCAGTCGAAGGAGACAGAATAAAATCTCTTATTAAAAACTTATATTTAAAAGACAATCCTAAAGACAAAGAAACAGCTAAGGTTTTTGAAGATGTAACAGAATATCTAACTTACAATATGGACAACAGCAATTACATTATTGATAAAGATACTAACTCAAACATTATCGGGCTTGCCGGCATAACCAATTTATTAGCTAATAGTAAACATAACTTATCTAAAGACCTTGCAACTACGTATATTAGTTTAGCTAAAAAAGCTAATATTTTATATCAAGATGGTACAGCTAAGAGTGCTAAATATATGGTAAATCCTATTTTGGTTAACGATAAACTAACTACTAAATTATCGAAAAATACATTCTTAACGTTTGGAGAACAAACTAAAGCTTTATTTGGTAATGAAGCATGGTTCAATAATGTTGTAGCTTATTATAAACAAAATGGATCCCGAGAAGATATTCAAAGATTAAACAAGGCGGCTAAATAATATGACAGAACGTGAAAAATCTATTAAGAAAAATATTAAAGACTTAGAAAAACGATTTTGTGATCGCTACTTATTCTTAGATATCATGAATAGCGATGCTTGTATCGAAGAGCGATTATATGATTTAAAGATGCTTATTTGCGATAAATTCAGAGATTATTTTTATATAACGTCTTCATTCGCTGGCTATGAACATGGACAGCATGATGCGGGCGATGAACGAGAATTCGCAGTGACTGCAACTTTATACAAAGATGATATTATTTATAACTGTATGTATTTAGACGGCAGTTTCTATAACTATGAACGTGTAACAGCTGGCGTTAGTATTTTAGGTATGGAAACAGATTGCGAGGACTAACAACATGGATGGAAAAACAATTACTCTTAATAACGACGAATTAATATATACATCAAAAATATATAGTTTAATAGGTAGAAGATTCCTTAACAAATATAATGTAGATCGATTTTATTATCATATATTAGGAAAAACTGAAATTAAGGAATTTAGCGAAAGACTTATTGCTAAAGTCTCTCCAGATCTAAAGATTCATGGAGTAAGAGTTACAGAAACAGATGATGAACAAAGTGATAGTATTCGAACTTGTGATATCGGCATTATAAATACAGCCGTTTGTAAAAGAATTTATTATTTAATATCCTTTAAGCTTTATTCAGAGAGCATCTCATGGGGAATGACAACTGGAATTATCCCAGAAGGAGCAGTTGTTAAAGATTTTGAAGAAGACTCTGATGTTAAACCACAAGACACAGTTGCTTAACTGACATAGATTAAGATGAAACTTCATTAAAATTTCATCTAAGATATCGCTTAACGCCACTATACGGTGAGTAATATACCTATGAACGGCGAACAAGCGAAGACAATTTAACACACTGGATCGGGCGCCGAGAGCTTTACATACTCCGGCGCTCTTTTTATTTGCGCGGATGGCCGCCATTCATCATTCTTAACAGCTTTATCTATTACATAACATAACACAAAGGACATTAATAACAACATGAAATTATCTTATCTCATACCGACTACAGAATACCTTACTAAAGAAGAAGAAAAAGCTCTCTTTAAGGAATACCATACTACTCCATCTCTAAGACGTAAGAAACAAATCAAAGAAGACTTAGTATTAAATCAGTGCGGACAAATTATTAGTATCGCTTCCATATATAAGAACGTCGACGATATTGAAGACCTATTTCAAGAAGGTATGATTGCTGTACTCGAATCTTTCGAGAACTATGATTATACTCACGAGGCTTCTTTTACGACCTATATGCGTCGAGGTATCTTTAGACAGATATGCGATTACCTTAGACGAAATAAAACAATAGGCTTACCTCAAGCAGCTATCGAGAAGCTTAAGAAGATTAATAAGGCTAAAGAACTTCTTGAACGCCTAAATAAACCAATCACGACAGAAGCCATCTCCGAGATCACAAACATTAAGGAATACAACGTAATCGAGATACTTAATACGCTCTCAGTCGAAGAATTAGATCGCTTGTGTAACGATGGAGAAGGTGAGGTATCGATCCTAGAACATGTCGAAGACAAACAAGCCTTAAAAGCATTCGACGACGTACTCGATGACATGACTGAACCTACGATCGATATGTCGTGCTTAAGCGACCGAGAACGAGAAGTTATTATACTGCTTTACTATAAGAACCTATCTATACATCAAATAGCTAGACGATTACACCTTAAACTAAACTTAGTATCCGATGCTAAATCTAGAGCGCTCAAGAAATTAAGAAAGGCACTATCTCATGACAATCAACATTAGAAGACAACAACCGAACGAAGAACCTAATATTCTTATTGACCACGAAAATAATCGTGTCGTCATCGCATCGACATTTTATTTAAAAGCGATCGTGTACACCATGATCGCCTTATTCTCCTTAATAGCTTACTTAATCATCTCTCTTATCATACATATATAAAATACTAAAGGACTTATTATTATGAAGTATACTAAACAACAGAAAGCTCTTATCAAAGAACTGCTAGATAACTCTAATAACTATATTGAACAACCACTCTTTAACGAAGAACATCCTTACTATAATACTAACTTAGCCCGTAAATACTTATATCGATATCGAGATGCCAAGACAAACCTTAAACAATCGAATGCCTTAACTAAACTTTATCAACAAGACATCTCACGTATCGACGATAGCGAGTTACAATCACTCCTTACTAAATACAAACAAGAAGAGTTAGCTTCTCAGAAAGAATATATCGCCATACAACAAGAAGTCATTAATACTATTAATAAAGTACCAGATGCCCGCTATAAGTTACTTTTAACTAACTACTACCTAAACGATATACCTCTCGTACAAATAGCTAGTAACTGGGAACAGTCTTACACACAAAATAGAGGATGTACCTTTAGAGCTATTAAATATATTCATGTCGAAGCCCTCAAACAAGTATGTGAAGTATTACATGGAGGCAACAATGGATAACGAACTATTATTAATCATATTATTCGTACTACTAACAATGTACTTACCTATGATGATCATGTCGTTATATTAACGAACTACATAAGAACAATAAAGGCGGCCGAACACAAATCGACCGCCTCTTTTATTTTTAATAGCTTCTTATATATATCTTAATAACAATACTATTAATAATACTAACAACATCTTCCCCTAATTTCCCCTTAACATCATAATATAATATTAGAAGGGTACAAAACATTTAAAATTTACCTCCTATTATTTATACCCTTAAAAAAGATGTCATAATTTTAGTCCTTTTCTAACATCTTTGATTAAAATTTACTACTGTAGAAAAAAGATACCCTCTAACGAGGGTTCTTTTTTTTGCCCTACTAACCAAACATATATTCGTAGTTATAACTAACTACTTACTAATACATTAAACAACGAAAGAGGTGAGATCCATCGCCATCAAAGAAAACTCCAGAGGCAAACTTATTGTCGATGGATACACTTTAACACATAAACAAACTGTCTTTTGTGAAGAATACGTGGCCAGTAATAAAGATGCTTATAAAGCCGCAGTAGAAGCGGGTTATAAATGCAAGACACGTAAAGCTGCCCTTAACATAGCCAGCGAAAACTTGGAAAAACCGGCCATTCAAGCTTACATAGCCGAATTAGAGCGTCGTGTCAACAAAAGACACGAACAACGTGTAGCAAGTATTGAAGACAGGAGAAATTTACTGACACAGTTTATCTACGACTTAGATATAAAAGCTACCGATCGTTTAAAAGCACTCGATATCTTAAACAAGATGGATGCTGCATATGAACAACGAATCAAGATGGATACTACAATTAATAATCCGGTTCAATCATTAACGACAGAAGAACTTAGAAAGCTAATTGATAATAAACCCGATTAACTTTCCCTATGTATTTTTGAACTTATACGAACATATACGAACACTCAAAGGAGGTGATACGAATTTCTAAAGCAAGCCAATTGAGAATGACGCCAGAGCTCAAACGACATATTCGATACCAGGCGAAGCTAGAACTCGCTAGGCGAGATTTCTTCGACTATTGCGAATTAATGGCTCCAGACTTTTATAAGAGATCGCGGCCTTATCTTCTTCATTTAACAGCTACCTTACAACATTTCGTATCACAATCTTTAAAGAAAGTATTAATAGTATCAATGCCACCTCGTACTGGTAAATCTAGAACAGCTATTATGTTTACGGAATGGTATCTCGGTAAAGATCCGACACAAAAGATTATGACAGGATCCTATAACGAAACCTTATCGACACAATTCGCTAAATCAGTACGAAATGCTATTCAAACGAATAAGGCCGATCCATTTACACCGGTATACTCCGATGTATTCCCCGACGTAAAGATTAAACAGGGTGATGCGGCTATGAACATGTGGAGCCTCGAAGGTCAATATTCATCTTACTTAGCTACATCGCCTTCCGGTACAGCAACCGGTTTCGGGTGTACCTTAATGATTATCGACGACGTTATTAAGAATGCTCTCGAGGCAAATAATCAACTTACGAAACAAGCTCACTTCGAATGGTTCACTAATACGATGTT